TCGCGAATAGCCCAGCGATCACATCGGCGGGAGCAGGTGTAAGCGAAGGGGTGGGCGGGGCCGTGCCGGTTTGACCAAGAGCGAAAGCGTGCTTGCTCGCCGTCTCCGACTTCATCTCGAAGGTGACGACAGCGGTTTCGGGATCGAGGCTGCGGCGGCCGATCACCGCGGTCTGAGAGGACAGGCCGAGTTCGTTGTTGGTGACGGTGAGGCAGTCGCCGGGCTTGTAGCCGATCCACTTCGGCTTCAGGGGAAGAGTGATCGGCCCGAACTCGCGGGCATTAACGATCTCGTAGGTGGCGAGCTGGGTAGCTTGGTTGACTTGCTGGACGAGCGGAAAGTCGAGTTCGCGTGTCCGCGTGTCTCCGTCCTCGGTGACGTAGGTGGAGACGGAAATCTGGTTCGCCGGGATGACTTCCCAGCCATGCGCCTCGGAGCGGTAGCGAGGAATTGCGGTGTTGAACCTGTCGCGCCGGGCCTGCGTACCGACCACCCTGCCCTCGCCGACAAGGTCTGAGGCAGTGATCGTTGCGAGCGAGACGCGGGGGGTCTGGAAATCGCAGGAAAGTTCGCCGCCGAGACGGATGGGCTCGCCGCCCCCCGCCTGGCACATGATTTTGAGCACGTCCCACTTGGAATCGAGCGTCGAGATGACGCCGCCAATCTTCCACCCGTTCGCGTCGGAGACGTTCGCGGCTTCAACAAAGCGGGCAACATCAATGCTGTCGATCGGCATACCGATACCGGCGACACGCTTGCCGTTCTGGTGCCGGCCGATCGCCCACGTCAGAGCGTGAAGCCACGGGTTCTCCGAATAGACCCAGGTCGCTTCGTTGTTCGATCGAACCGATCCCGACCCCCCGGGATAGGTGCTGTCGAGCCGCGGATCGTAAACCTTCGTGCCTTTGATGATGGCGCCGATCTGAGGATAGCCGCCACCAAACTTTTGGCCCGTCGTATCCCATTTGGTGGTGACGATTGCGGCGCAATAGCCGGAGAGCTTGCTCGAGGCGTCCCAGCCAGGAAGCGTGCCTTGCGAGGAAGGAAGAGCCGATGACTCAGGCGTGGCCCCGAGCTGCGTGTTGAGCCACATGAACCCGGCATAGGTTCCCGTAGCGGCGCCACTGGAGAAGGTGACGGTCTGCCGGTCTACCTGGAAGGCCTCGAACTCGTGGACCGGACCGGCGCCCGAATACACGATTACGGAAGCGAGATAGGCGTTGGCAGTTCCGAAGGTATCCTGATGGACGACGGACCCGCCCGTCATTGTCCTTCCGATGACGATCGGTATGCCGCCTTGAGGGTCCAACTTAGTTTCGGTTTGAGGGCCATTGACTGTCTGAGGCGGGGGCCGAGAAGCTTTTGGCGGGCCAATGGCATAAGTGGCTGCCATCGAGACGATTGAAGCGCCGGCAGAAATGGCCGAAAAGGTGCCCATGCCTATACCGGCAATCGCGCCTACACCCGCGATTGCGCCGATTCCGGTCGCCACTGCGGCCACAACGCCAACAACGGTCGCAACTACTTTGACCGCTTTAGCCATTCGGCCCCCTTTGACTTTCAGGGCGAGTTGCTGCTTATCCTATCCGGATGCGCTACTTGCCCATTGTTCTGTTCTTGATGTTGTCAGGATGCGCCACACCCAGCAGCGTAGCCGAAAACAACCCGGAACTCGTCACCAAGAGCACCAAGACACAAGCCGAGCTGGTCGGCTGCATTGCTACAGCGTGGGCGGATCGCCATCTGACACTTGCGACGATTCCAACGGCAGAAAAGACAACCGTCACTCTCAGCGGATTATATGGAACTGAGGCCAGGGCCGACATCTACACCGACAGCCGGGTAGAGGTCCGTATCCGCAACAGCCCCATAAAAGGCCAGCGCCCTATGGTTCGAGACGTGCAGCGCTGCCTTTAGATGTGAGTCCAGGCGCGTCCGGTGCGGATCCGGGTAATGGTATGACGACCTACGCCAAGCTCACGAGCCAGAGCCGCATTGCTGGCGGCTGACCCTTTTATGTAGCGCACATCTTCGTCAGTGAGTTTGGCAGCATGGCTCGCCTCCCCGCGAGCAACGTTGCCATGCCGGATCATGTCGGCGCTGTTTTCCCTCGGAGTAGCCCAGCGGAGATTTTCCGCCCGATCATCCAGGCGATCGCCATTATTGTGGGCCGCTACCATGCCAGAAGGTCTGGCTCCGTTAAATGCGGCGCAGACGGCTACCGAGAACTGGATGTTCTCATTCTTACCGCTTCTGGCAAAGACGCAGACACGATAGCCTTCCGCGTTAACCGCCGCCGCTATCAGCCGCGAAGGGAAAATCTGCGTCGTCAGGCGCCCGCGCATCTTAAATTCCACAACCCGCCGAACCGACCGGATGCGCCCAAGACTAGATGCCTGATAGAACCCTTCCCACCGAGGAACATCGCGCCACTCTTCACTTGGAAGGTCAACGATAACTTCGTCGGGCCGCTCAGAACCTTGCTGCTGGCGAGCATAGTGCTCCCGGCGCATTTCGCTGCGGCACTCAGTGCAGCAGGCAGATCGGCCATACCGATAGTTTTTGTTCCTATGAAAAGCCTCTAGCGGCTTCTCAAACTGACACTTGGTACAAACCTTGGAAAATGGTATTTCGCTCATAGCCATTCGATCCTTATCCGATCGTTTGCGTTAGGGCTGGCGGCGGTGTTGCAAGCACCTCGCCGGCCCGTTCTGTATGGCATATTAAACAGAAATCGACAATCAAAGAACGCGCCACGCCGCCTTATACTCGGTGGGCTGGAGAACTACGGCAACATCTTGGCCCTCTATCCAGCCAATGGTTCTACCGTTTCCTAAAACCACCGTAATACAACCCAGCGGGCTGTCGCTTTCCAATTCGATGAGATCGCCTACTAACGCCGCCGCAGGTGGGATGCGTGGGAAATGGGCGTCTGCTACTTCAGCCAAGTTGTTGTACCCCAGCTTTTTCAGTGCACGGGTTGCACCTAGCGCCGAATGGTATGTGCCTGCTTTTGCGACTTTCACTGGCCTACCAAGACACCGCAAATGATATGACGCCATTCGGGCACAGTCATATTTTCCGAACTTCAGGGCCTTGCCTTTGAAGCGATCAAGCGTCTTCTGCGTGGCGTCCCGGCGACGCTCCAGGATATTCTTCACAGATGCGCCCGGATATGGTTGTCGGCCGGGCTGCCCCGCTTACCGCTGAAGCCTGACGAGGAGCTACCGCCCGACGCTGCGCCTCGCGGTCCGGCAACTCCCCAATATATTTTTTTAACGAGGCCGCTCATGTGCTCGAGCCCTTCCTCGCCGCTCCAGACGCGCTTGTGGTTCGCATCGGACAAGCGAAATCCCTCGTCATTGTCGAAGAGTCTGTCCCAAGGGGAAACGCATTCATATTCGAGCGTGCGGACTCCTTTACCAGCACTGAGGATGGGCTGATCGAGTTCCAGCGTCGTCAATAGATAGGGATCGGCTATTACCGCCCCTGTGGCTCTATCTACGGCACCGAGCCACATTCGGACGCGAGAACCCTGCATGGCGGGCGCGGCCAGCGTTGCAGCAGCAGCAGCCGAGCTTGGATGTAACGTGAGGCTCCCGTCTGGCGCCTCGTCTCCCATCCCATCTTCTGACACCTCGACAGCAGCTAGAACGCCGAACGTCGGATCTCTGCCGAGAAACGTCCCCCCGTTGAACGTGAGTTGCCCGGCGCCGTCCAAGAGGCGCAGCGTGTAGGAGGGCAGATCGACCTGCACCGCCCCGAAGACGAGCGGAGTATCGGCCGCAAGAGCCGTCTCCATTGCTGGAGTGAGGTCGCTCATTCTGCTTCGAACACGCTGAAGCTAAGGCCTACAGTCCGCGCTAAATCGATTGTCCATGCGATCTCGTCACCCAAGAGCGCCCCTTCGATCTTCGGCGAGCCCACCTCAACGGTAGCGCCTGATAGCGTGACGCGCAGCATCGGATTGATCGTGATGCTTGTTCCCGAGGTGTTGGCGGAATGAAGGTAACGTCGGCCACTCTGGATGATCGAGAAGAATTGGCCGATCTGAACGGAGCCCCCCGCTCCCGAGATGACCGCCGACTCCCCTGAGCCTGTCACCGTCCCTGTGCCGAAGCCGGTCAAATCCAGATCTGGCTGCGGAAATTCCATTACGACACGCTCTTTCTTCCCGCGCTTCAGGGCCTGTATCCAGACCATCGCATCGGTGTAGCGCATCGGAGGCATCTGATAGTCAACGGCATGACGGGTGCCGAGACGGTCGATCCTCTGCAAAGCACCGCCCAGCGTCGGAATGAGGTCGGCGCCCCAATCCATCAGCCTCACCGAGACCGATTGCGGCCCTGGTGTGCTGGGAAGCGTGATAGCCACTAAGGCAGCCTTCT